CTTTATGTAGTATGGGTATGTCAAATCTAGAACCATTATAATGGACTATGGCATCAGCTTCATCAAGAAGTTTATGCACAGATTCCAACATTTTTTGTTTACCAGATTTTTGAATAGAGTCAAACATGATTTTAGATTCACCATACCATTTGGCTGCATAGCATAGGGTATATGATGATTCTAGTAATTGGTTTATAGAAATGTTTTGGTCAAAGATACCCCAGACATGAGCAGTATTTGGTGCTACTTCAATATCAATAAGTAAGATTTTCATATTAGTCTCTAATGTTTAGATAAACTATTATATACTATAAATCCTAAAAGCAAGAGTAATACATACTTTAAATAGTCAATAGCACAAAGCACATCACAGATTAAATACTCTACCATATTTTAATTGTAGATTTTTTATCTTCTTTAAGTTTATTAAAAAATACATCGTATGCTAATTTAGAATTTCCTATAAAATCTTTACCTGCATATGTATGACCTAATAAGATACATCCATCTGTGTCTTTAGATGTATTGCCAGAATGTATTCTAACGCCTGTAAAATTAAGTACGTTTAAAACATGAGGCATAGGCTTACCAAATCTAACAGAATCATCAATGATAACATCGTAAGTTCCAGCAGGAATAGCTGTTTTTCCATCTACTTTAGCTCCATCTCTAACAACATCTTCTAAAGTGTAACAAAAATAAACATTATTTAAATACATTCTACCTACGGTATATGTATCATTAAATTCAAATCTTTTAACTTCAATCAACATATGAATTAATATATTCCAATGCGTTAGTAAGTACTTCCATTGCCATCATAAATGCCAAAGAAAATCCCATAGCAATAAATAATAAAGCAACAACAATTAATTTAAGAAAAGATAAACCAACAAAATTCATGAAATTTAATACAATCATTTTTTAAGTGTCAAGTACATTCTTTCGCCAATAACAAAAGACATACAAGCTCCAGTCATGTCAAGAAATACTGCTACTACAGATGCACCTACAACGTCTGGATTGAATACTACAATAGCAGTAAAAATCATTATAGCAGTTATAATGACATATCTGAATGAAGCACGAAGGTCTATAATCCATTTAGAAGGTTCACCAGTTGGGTTATCTAATGCAGCTAAAGCCTGTAGTTTTTCGGCTTCTGCCTTCATAAGCTCTATGCGTTCTGTCATGTTCTGTGGTTGTCCACCTGCACCACCTGTGAACTTGGCAATAAGACCTCTAGCACCATCAGCAAATGCTGGGACTAGGGCTGGTAAGATTAAAGATATGATTGAACCGAACATTATAACTCCTTAAAAGTTTTTACCTAATTGAATACCTGCTGACTTATCATTAGGATTTACTTGACCATATAAACTTAATAGCCAATCATCTGCTAGTTTCTTTTTATATGCTGCCATTGCAGATAGTCCAGATGCGTCATATTGACCACCTACACTAGCTTTACCACCCATTAAATCAGTCATGTAGTTACCCCTCACATTTGGGTTATCACCACCCATAGCTCTTACCATAACATTTGGGTCTGTATATTGTGTATATGGTGCAGTATTCCCTGCTTGATTTGTAACTCCATAACGCATATTTTCTTGATTTAAAGCAACATCTTTATATGCTGGTTCGTTAATATTTTTACCCATAGTTGCACTTAACAAGCCCATATCTGTAGGTTGTGTTGCATTAGCACTAGCACCCAATGTTGGATTGGTATAAGCATTTATATTTAAACCTTCATTGCCTATAGATGTTCTTTGTGGAGCTAATAAATTTATTTGTTTTAAAAATTCTGTTAAATCCATTTATAGTTCCTTTGGGTCAAACCCTAGATGATTGGATACACGCTTCTGTAACTTTGAGAATAAACCTTTATGGCTAGTATACTTGTCTGTTTTAGGTGCTTCTAAATAGATACACATATGTATAATTTCATGACATAGTGTTTTCATAACAGTATCAAGATGGCTACATTTTGCTGTGCTAATAGTTATAATATGAGGTTCACCTTGTTCTGGAGGTTCGTATTGACCATACATAGATGGGTCATTAACTACAACAAAATCTACTTTTGAAGCTAGAGGTAACTTATATTCATCAAATACAGGGAACTCTATTAAAGCCGAATAAAGATTGGCTATATTGTTCTCTGTAATAAATGTCATTTTCCCATCCAATGATTAGCTATAAATGTTATAAATCCACCGATAGCAGAAGCAATAGCCATACCTGCCCAGAAACCACCTTTAGACTTGTTTGCAAGTTCTAAAAGTAATTTAATATCTACTTCTAAACTATCTACTTTATGTTCTAAATTTTGAACTTGGGCAATAAGTTTGCCATATTGTATTGGGTCTATTTCGTTACTCATTATTGTCCTAATAAACTTTTTAAATCATCTGGGTTAGTAATATATGGTGCTAGTAAACCAGCAGCATTTAATGGTGCAGTGTTGCCTTGAAATAATTGAAGACCAGCATATGGATTGCCACCAGTTTTAATTAAATCTATAGCATTTTGTAAGTTTTGTTTTCCTAATTGACCAGCAGCCATTCTAGAAACACCTTTAATAGCTGGAACAGTTTTAGCACCAATATAAGCACCTACAGGACCAGCAACAGCATTTCCAAATTCTGGACCAAATGCAAAAGAAGATAAACCTCCACCTGCAATAGCACCACCGTAAGAGAATTTATCTCCTCCTCCGCCTTGACCAAATGCTCTTAAAGCATTTTCTATTTTTCCACCTTTTGCTGCTTGCTCAATAGCCTTAACTTCTTCTTCAGTAAATCCACGAAGTTTAGTTTTATTAGTAGCTAAATTTTTAAATTCAGACCTTAATTTTGTAGCAAATGCAACATCATTATATGGGTCAGTAGATTTTATTTCAGCTTTTCTATATATTTCATCTAGCAATTCTGATTTTCTAGCTTGTTTCCATAATTCTCTAGCTTGTGGAACTAATTTAATAGCTTCTACATCTCCTTGAACTGGAGCAATTAATTTAGAAGCATCTAACTTTTCCATAAAATCATCTAGTTCTTTTACAATATCTCCAGCAAACATTCTTTCAGAAGCATTCCCACTCATTTTAATGCCAGAAATACTTTCTCTTAAATCTTGCATTTTTTGTAATGTTTTAACAGAACCACTAGCTTCGTCTAATTGTTTAAGTGCATCTACAACTTGAGGTTGTCTAGCTTCACGAACTTTACTTCCAATAGTTGTTTTAACCTTATTTACAAATTGATTAAATGGTTCTGCTTGAATAACAACACCAGCATCATCAATTTTTTTATACATTTGTGATGCAGTATTTTTAATTTCTTCTGCAGTAGGAACTTTAGCTTTAATCTTTAAAGCAAATGATGGTCTATTAGGTAATAATGGTGTAGGAGCAATTTTAGATTCTTCAACTATATTTTGAACATTTTGTAAATATTCTGGAGCAACTTGACCACGAGGTTGATATGTAAGTGCTTGTTGAACATCTGCAGCAGTTTTTTCAGCAGTTCCTTTGCCAAAATCACCAGTAACAAACTCCTTGCCAACGCCTGCAACATTGCCTAGTAGTTGACCTATAATGCCAGTACCTGCAGATAATGCAGCTTCTCCAACACCTAACGCTTTTTGACCTAACGTAGTAGAAGGTTGACCAAAATTTTGTTGTGCATAAGTTAATACTTCAGCTTGAGATGCACCTTCTGGTGCTGTTACTTGAAACAATCTACCGTCTGGAGCAGTAATTTCAAATGTAGCCATTATCTTTTAATCTCCCTAATTCCCCAACTTCCTTGTCCACCAGATGGGATATTTAAAGGAACATCTTGAGGTGATGCTGGTGCTTTGTAAGAACCACGTTCATATCTATTTTCTATAACAAAATCTGCTGGTCTATATGTTCTATTATAAGAATTAGAAATACGTTGTTCAGTCGTAGTCATTTCTTTATCTAATCTTTCTAATTCAGCAACAATATCTTTAAACTTTTTCTTTTGTTGTAATGATGCTTGTAAATTTTCAAATCTAGAACCTTCTTTTTCTGTAACGTTACCAACTGCAGCACCAGTTTGAGAAGCACTTCTCATGTCTGTAATACCTTGTACAAATAATTGATTTTTAAGTGTATCTAATTCTGCAGCAGCACTTGCAGCTTCAGTATCTGGAATATAAGAAAGTAATACTCCATCTTTACCAAAAGCCTTGCTTAAATTAGGATTATCTAAAAGTCGTCTTGCAGTATTTTGTATTCTTCTTGTAGCATTTAAACTATATTCTGTAGCTGCAGTAGCTTTAGGCTGTTCAATAAGAAGTTGTTCTCTATTTTTTGGAGATATTGCAGAACTTTCAATTAATGGAAGACCTTGTTTTACTTCATTTTCTGGTTGTTTAAAACTAGGTGAAGGTTTAGGAGTAGGTTTATACTCTGGTTGAGTTCCAGTTTGAGGAATAGTACCTCCACTAATACTTCTTAAAAAGTCATCTTTAGTTACAACTTTGTCAAATGTAGCACCAGTTTCATAAGTAGCTCTTTTACGATTAACTTCTTCTTTTTGTGCATCTGCAGCACTAGGCAAATTAGAGTATGTTAAAAAGTTTCTATAATCTTCTGCTGTCCAACTTTTAACATCTGGGTTTTTATAGCCACTAGCAAAGGCTTTTAAATCTTTATTATATAATGGGTTTGCAGCAGATTCGGATTTAACAACTTCAGTTGGAGCAATAAGTAAATTAGATAATACATCTGGGTTATTTGCATTTTCTTTTAATTTAAGCATAGTACCCATTTCTTCTCTTTGAAGTTTGCTGGTATCATAACCTAATTTTTCAAGTTCTTTAAGACCTTTAGAAATATCTACTGCTGTTTTCTTTTGTGCAACCATGCTAGTAAATGGAGCTTGTCTACCAGCAGAACCACCAAAATAACCGCCAGCAATAGCAGGCACTACACCTTGATTCCAATTTTCAAGAACACCTTTTATAGCACCTACACCAGTACCAATATTTTGTTGTGTAGTTAATGCGTCTTGTTGTTCTTGTGTCAATCCAAGTGCTTTTAATAATTCTGGATTTTGTTTATTTAAAAAAAATGTATCTAACAATCCACTTATATCTGCCATTTTATTATCCTATTAATGATGTATAAAACTGACGAAATTTATCTTCATCATTTAATTTTGCTTTTGAAGCTATTTGACCCATTTTACCCATAGAAACTTCTTCTTTTGATAATCCATAACTAGGAGTTGCAGCAATTACAGATGAAGCATCAAATGGTTTTCTTTGAATGGGTCTTACTCCTGTAGAAACAGCTTCATTTAATCTTTGTTGTTCTGCTTGTTTTTCTTGATTAGAAAGATTTGAAATAGTATTAACTCCACTTAATGCTGTTGAAGGATTATCTTTAAGATATGAATATCCACTAGAACCTAAATTAGATAATTTTTCATTAAAAGATAATGGTGTGTTATATGCTAATCTAGATGAGTCAAGAAGACTTAAAGAATCAACACCCATATTATTTAATCCTGTAATGCCAGCACCAGCACCACCTAATGAACCTAATCCTTTAATTCCAGCACCACCTAATTGAGTGCCTAAACCTGTAATACCAGCACCACCACTGCCACCCACTACACTTGGAGCCAATGCAGTATTAAATCCTTCTTCTACAAGAGGTTGTGTTAATTGTATTCCAGTACCAGTATTAGATGCAGCAGCACCTCCAAATAATCCTTCTGTTCCACCAAACATACCTCCTGTAGCACCACCTAATAAAGCACCTGTAAATGGACTTTTGCCCATAGCTGCTGATGTTAATGCACCTAAACCAGCTCCTATTAGAATTGGTGGTCCCATTATTTACCTACCTTACCTGCCACATAGCAAATTGGTTCAATAATTCCACGATATAAACAACCTAATGGGTCACGTTTTTTACCACGCATTTCTTTCCATAAGTCAGCAGTTCTATGTCTTGCAATATGTTCTGAAACTTTACGAACAATCTTACGAGCAAATGTTTGTTTATCACTAAATGCAAATGCAACTACTGGCAAGAATAGTTTATGATAACCTTTTTCAATTACTTTAGCATTAGGCATTGTAGCTGAATGTTGTAACCAAATAGCTTGACGGAATGAACCGAAACCGTATGCTTGATTCATAGCTGTACATACTATCTTACCACCACCAGATTGTGTAGTTGTAGATACATTACCTGTAGGAGCACCATAAGCAGCACCAAGATAAGCTGAAAGTTTTTGATATGGTTTGTTTTGTTCAAAGTTAAATCTATCAATGTCAGCTTGTAATGCAGTCTTTTGGTAATCTTCAGAAGTTTTACCTACATTCATTAATTGTTGAATGTCAGCATAGTCAGCATTAGCTAAAGCTGGAGCATTTTGTGCAGCTTGGTTTTGCATACCACGTTCACCAGCATAGTTACTATAAGCTAGTTCACCATACTTATTAGCTAGTGTATTAGATAATGTATTAGCAGCACGATTTTGAATGTCAGCAGATACACCAGAACCATAACGACCAGCCATAGAAGCATTGCCTTGTGCAGCTTTAATAGCATCATTGTAGTTTTGTGTAGCACCTTGTGCAGCACCTGCTAGAGCTTGGTTAAAATATGGATTATTTTGTAAGTATTGACCAGAAATAACATCTTGTTGTTGTTGTTGGGCAGCAGGTAATAATGGATTACCTCCTAATGCACGATTTTGAGCTTGTTGTAATGCTGTTGTTGTTTGTGCAGATGGACTTACATAAGTTTGACCAGCATAATATTCTGGAGAAGATGTTTTATAAAGGTTTTGTGCTTCCTCTAAACCATATTTAACAAATGGTTGTACCGTAGGGTCTAATTGATTATTAGTTTGAGATGTACCACCACCACCACCACCACCTTTGTAAAAAGTAAAGTTGTCTACTAAATTAAATAGCCAGTTATTAAGGTTAATCATGTTATTTGTTTCTCCACTATAATATATCTGTTTTCAAATCCGTAAGCACGCTTCCAAAGCCTTGCTACTGCTTCAAATGCTGCTCCCTGTATTTTTGTACCACCATTGGCTTTAACCCATTGTTCAAATTCACCAAAACCTTGCTTGTCTGTCTTGCCACCAATAGCTGTTATAAATGCTACTCTGTCGTTAGGATAATTAATCCACTCTATAGTCATAGCACATTTAATTATTAAATCTTCTTCCGCACCTACACAAAGAACTTGTCTGCCCTGTGTAAGCAATACTTTAAGTTGGTCAAGGTCATACTCACCACCAGAATGAGCCATAGCTCTATCTAGCATGATTTCTACCTTATCCCATGTTTGTTGGATATGTTCTGTAGGGACTACAAAAAACTTTAACACTCAAACCTCCATGTATATGGTCTGAATCCAAGTTTAGGTGCAATCTTTTCAAAACCCTTACGATAAGAACTGAATGTTATTTCTTTAGCGTTCATCTGATTAGCAATGTCAGCTATCTGTTTAAGACCTTCTGACAGTATGTCATGTGAACTACTATAAGCAGCCCATACATGAAGTGAATTATTTATAAGCTGTGTTATAATGTAACCTATAAAGTAACCGTCTTTAATACCTAGATATAGTTGAGCCTTGCCTACCTTAATATCACAATAGGCATCCTCTGGAATCCAATCACCACCTAGTGCAGATATTTCACCTAGACTTGGTTTAATTTGATTCCAAACTTGTTTTAATTCATTAGGATTGACGTATTTAAGTTCCATTATCCTACTATAATATATCTATATATTTTATCTGTTATTGTGTTAGCTGTATGTGTAATTACTGCATTACCTTTATTAGTAGAACCAATATATGTTGTTGATAAAACTGAAGCAGCATTGGCTGTTGTAGGCATAAGAAACATAACACTATTATAACCTATACGTTCATCATAAATGGTCGTTGTAGTAGCACTACTAACATTTAAAGTAATATTTCCTGTATTATTTGTTTTACCGTTTAATACACCATTCGTTACTTCACTAATTTCACGAGTATCTGCACCAGCAGGGTTTAAACCCCTGTACATATCACTACGAGCCATTATCTATTTCCTTGTGGTTCAGTTTCTATATCAACACCAATAGCTGTTGTCCAGCTTCCTGTAGGTGTAATACTTAATCTATGCCATCTTCCAGCATTTCTCAAAGGTACACGACCACCTTCACCTGATGCAGCAGCAGTTGTAAATGCAATAGTATCATCTAACTTACGCCTTGAAGCCACAGCAACAGTTCCAGCACCATTATCAATAATAGGTCTAGCAAGTTTAACTACAGAGTTATAACCATCTTCAAAGTCTGATAATATAATGTTTGCAGTAGTATTAGCACCTGTAAATGTAACAATGTATCCACCTCTAGCACCTGCAAGAACATATTTACCACCAGACCAAATACGGTCATCTAGTGATGCTGGTACTGTTTCAATACTTGTGTATAAAGTACCAATACCTTCTAATGTAACACCTGTAGATGCAGCAGAGGCTACATAGTTAGTATCTGTTTCAGCTCTTGACCATTTATTAAGTTGCCAGTTATAAATAATAAGTGCATTGCCACCAGCAGTAGTAGGATAGTTCCAAATAACAAGTTTACGAATAGGGTCAACAGTGGCTGACATAGTGTCAGATTTAGCAATGTTATATGTATTATAGAAATATCTATCTATTTTTTCTACGCCTATTGGAGTAATTGATTTACCATCACATGAATAGAATCCATC